TCCACCTTAATCCTAAAATCGGTGCGGACTGGCAGTTGCGCGGACAGCAGAAACGGGTAGTGACTCCGGGGCAGAACGAAAAATACTATCTGGCCGGCGCACTGCACAGTGGCACGGGTAAAGTTAGCTACGTGGGCGGCAACAGCAAAAGTTCAGCGCTGTTTATCGCTCTGCTGAAGCACCTGAAAGCCACTTACCGGCGGGCGAAAACAATCACGCTGATCGTTGATAACTACATTATCCATAAAAGCCGCGAAACACAGCGCTGGTTGAAAGCAAATCCCAAGTTCAGGGTAATTTACCAGCCGGTTTACTCGCCGTGGGTGAATCATGTGGAACGGCTATGGCAGGCACTTCATGACACGATAACCCGTAATCATCAGTGCCGCTCAATGTGGCAGTTACTGAAAAAGGTCCGCCATTTTATGGAAACCGCCAGCCCATTCCCCGGAGGAAAACATGGTCAGGCAAAAGTGTAGCGGTATTAGGCGCAGCTATTTAGTGTCACGCTGGTTTGACCGGCTGACTTAACACCCTGAGCTGTTGAATCCCAGTCAGGCGCATCATCATCAATATAGGAATCATCATATGACTCTGCAGTCAGTTCCCCAGGTGTTAATTCCTTAACCTTTGCCGTTCGTGTCCAGCCGACATCACTTAACGGATCATCGTAGGGATCACCAGTTCCGGTATAAATCCAAAAAGTTGTCCCGGCACCTTTCGTCGGCGTGGTAGGTGTTGGAGTTGGCATATAGTCCTCACATAATATAAGTCAGGGAATATTGGAGATCGGCGGAGCCCCATGTAGTGGCTTCATCGTCACGTTGGTAGTCGTACCCGGCAACGCTGATGGTTTCAACGATACTGGCAAGCTCAGGAACGTCAGCCATGGCCGGATAGATGCGGGTTTCCATCCATTTATCCAGCTCGCTATCGGTAGCAGTTGCTTTAAGGAATACTTCAATGTGAAGGACAGCCTCCCACACTTCCTCATCAATACTGCCGCCCGTCGCCTTTGCATCAGTAAGATATACAGCGACCGCGGGTAACTCTTCTGGAGCCAGGAAAGCTGGCCGACCGTCATACCAGAATATTTTTCCGGAGTTGATTGACTTCAGTTTATCCAGAACAGCTTTTCGTACTTGCGGGTGAATCATTTTGTCACCAGCCTTATCTGATTTTTGATCGCAGCCATCATTTCTTTTGGCATATCAGATGCCATCAGTTTGGGAAGTTCTTCTTTGAATGCAGCAGTCAGGGGGGTGGCCAGAGGTACTTTCACCACTTCTACCGGGTAACGAGATTTACTGGTTCGTCGAAGAACATGCCAGCGACCATTATTAAGCTGTTGCACAAAAGCACCAGGAAAGCTGAAATTCCCAATCTTCAGAACGCTTCCAGAACTACCGTTGTCGCGCTTTCGTCGTGAAAGTTGAACTCGTACTGGCCCCAGCTTTATCGCCGGGAGGTTGCCGCGATTTACCCGGATGGTAGCCATTGATTTTTTAGGGCTTGCCCGTTTAAGTTTGGCGCGCTGCATGACCAGTTTGCGCTTAACCTTAGTCTCTTTCGCCACTCGCGTAGAGCTGCGGCTGATTGCCCTTCCAGCTACCCGGTTAATGGACTGGGATGTCGCCCGAGGAATGGCATTTTTACTGATATTGCTCAGGTTCTGCCTGAGCTCTTCCAGCCCTTTAATCGTCACCTGTGACCTCCTCAATCCAGATTTGCGGCTTACCATTAAAGAGGAGCCATCGGGTAACGGTGTAAACCTGACTTTTATAAATAACCTCATCTCCCCGCGCCGACTGATAGCCAGCGCTGAAGATAACCAGGTTAATCCCATCCCCCGCGACCGGCCCCAGCTCAGGCAGCAGGTGACTTTCAACAGCAATATGCTCATCGCCATTAATAGTCACCGTTCTGCCCAGCCTTTTCGCCGTCAGTTCATCCATTCTGCCAGCCATATTGTCAAAGGCATTAGCCATTGATTTTGACTTCCAGGACGGTAACGCCTGCCGCAGCATCCTCCCAGGCAGTCCCGGCTAACACCGCATCGGTGTCATCCAGCTGAACATTTCCAGCTTTGAGATATACCTTTTCCCCGGCGGTCACAGCATCAGCTGGCAGCTTAGGTAAAAGAAAGACACCTTCAGCGAATCCGTCGCCTACATCACCCGGCTGAATATCGGTAATTGCAACCGCAATCATTCCGCCTAAAGAAACAGGTGTACCGCTGAGAATTTCCTCGGTACCAGAATTTTTCACGGGGATGGTTTTGCCGTCTTGCACATAATTTTTAGCCATAACGTCTCCTGTCAGCCCCGCAGGGCTGATTTCAGGTATAAAAAAAGCCCTTCCGGGCGTCGTTTTCAGAACTGTAATGATTACTGGCCGCTGGATTTCACCAGGCCGCGGTAATCAAGCGGCGCCACACCAGCATCGATACGAACTTTTGTAGCGATACCGTCAGTGGTAAACCCTTCCTGTTGATCAATGTAAGGAGTATCAACACCATTCAGATACGCAACTTCGATGGTGTCCGTCCCTTTTGCCGCCATCAGATACCAGGCTTTTGCGTCAGCTTCGTCAAGGCGGGCCTCTGCAATCACATCTGCAAAATTCTGGATCGGGTTAATAATCCCGGCGTTAATATCCGCCCCTTTTACGCTCGCTGATTTAATCGTCTGGTTAGCCAGTGTCTCCAGCGCGACCGGCACAAGCATAAATGCCGGGCGGATGTTCAGAGATCGTTCTCCCTCTTTCTGCAGGCGCATCAGTTTACGTGCATCGTCCAGGCTGCTGACGGAAATAGCACCGGTGGACAGGTTCTTGTGGTCTGCGTGGAATAACGCCTTACCATCTGAGAGTTTTGGGTTTTTGGTCAGAATGGCGTAAACAAGGTCACCGATAGTCGCCTTAGCGGCACGGCCCATTTTCATCGGAACATCTGTGAGCTGGTTCAGATCATCGTTGATGATTGCCTGGCGAGTGATAGAAAAAATTTCTCCGTAGGTGGCTAGCGCGATGGTTTCACCTTTATCGCCGGTAGTCACATACTTATATTCAGCGCCTTCGCGAACCTGCCGCAGAGACGGGAATCCGCCCATCCCCACACGATGCGCTGTCTTAAAGTCCGACAACTGGCCTTTCTTTGTCCACTGCTCAAAGGTTTCTGCAGCTTCGTCCCAGCCCTGCAAAATCGATTTGTTGGCGACATCAAGAAGGATGTTGCCAAAATCAGAGGTGCTGTGCGTCAGCGCCAGCCCTACCATCTGCATCGGGTTATAGCTGGATACGCCAATTCCCCGCTCAGTCAAGGCCATGCGGGCATATTCACGCAGGGTCATGCCGTTGTAGACATTGTCACGTTCCTGATCTTCAAATCCGGCACGCGCCATCAATGCCTGGCGAATACCATCGGCGACAAAATTACCGTTACCTGCATGAATATGCGCTGGCGTGGTTTTCGCCGATGGTGAAGCATCTTTACCCAGCAGCGCCAGCAGTTTGTCTTTAGCCTGATCGACAGAGCAATCCATATCTGCTACACACTGCGCCCGCAGTTCGGCGTGTTTACCACCAAACATTGCAAAGAGGTTGTTAATACCATTAACGCGCTCTTTTTGCTCTGCGATAACCTGAGCACGGATGGTGTTTTCGTCGGGTTGGCTCACCACCGGCTGCTGCACTTGTGGTTGCTGCGGATCGCGCTGAGTGGTGGCTCGCGGCGGCGTTACCATGTTGCGAATACTTTTTGGCATCTTTTCGAAGTCCTCAATACGTTTAGACTGGATACAGGCCATCGCCTGAAGAGAGGGAGTGGTCTGGTCGGCAAAACCCATCGCGACGCATTCTTTGCCGTCCATCCAGGTTTCATCTTCCAGCATTGCCGCTATTTCATCGGTGCTCTTGCCGGTTTTCTCTGCATACGCAGGTATCAGAACAGATTCAACTTTATCCAGAAGTTCTGCATAATCACGCATATCGTTGGCATCGCCACCAGCAAAGCCCCAGGGCTTATGGATCATCATCATGGTATTTTCCGGCATGATGACCGGGTTACCCACCATAGCAATAACCGACGCCATAGACGCAGCCAGACCATCGATATGAACGGTAATTGACGCACCATGATGTTTAAGAGCATTAAAAATGGCGATGCCATCAAAGACATCGCCACCAGGTGAATTAATGTGAAGGTTAATGTGACTGATATCGCCCAGCGCTTTCAGATCGTTAACAAACTGTCTGGCTGTCACGCCCCAGTAGCCGATCTCATCGTAAATGTAGATTTCAGCCTGATTATCGGCGCTGGCCTGCATACGAAACCACGAATTACTTCTTGCGCTGGCTTTCGGACGACGAAGCGTCCGGTTCTTTGACTTCGGCACTGGTGCCTCCTTTATCGTTTGCAGGATCGGTGTCATACACCAGTCCCAGTTCGCGGTTATCATCAACTTCAGCCTTGCGACGACGTTTCACATCATCCGGATTGCGTCCGCTGGCTCGCACCCAGTCTGATTCTGTCGCAGCACCACCCCGGATTTGCGCTTTCCAGGCATTAGCCTCTTTAACTGGGTCGATCCACGGCATGACCGGACCGGAATAAACTGCGGTGTAAAGCGACGCCATATCCAGCCCACGTGGTAGCTGAATTTCGCCAGAAGCCACCGCCATTTTTAACCAGTTTCGGTACATTGGCCGGGTAATTGCTCCGATGAACCAGTCCTGAAGGATCAGATAACCGTCTGTTGATTCAACCAATTCCTGGCGCTGAGCGCTGTACGTTCCATCGTAGTTTCTGGCTGTACTGGAGAAGCTGAGACGAGCACCAGCAGCAACGGCGCGCAATTGCCCATTTCTGAATGTTTCAAGGTTAGGGTTTGGTCTGTCAGATTTGATCATCCCGATGTCTTCACCGGGCAGGAGATCATCATAGATAATGCCTGGTTCAATCATTACATCACGATTATCTTTGCTGTTCTCATCCGTAAAACTTTGCCCGTCCCCTTTTTTTATGTACATCCCCAGGGCGGCGGCTATGCGTGCGGCAGTTAACTCCGCATCCTCGTATTCTTTCAGCGCACTGAGGCGCATGAGAACACCAGAAAGGAGAGACGTCCCTCTGGTTTGATGAAGGCGACGGGTAAATTTGAGATGAAGCATATTCCCGGCATCAATATCTTTCGTATCCAATTGACGGCCGGTAACAGGCAGACTTTTATAAACCAGGTACTTTTTCGGGCGTCCCCAGTTATCTACATACACTCCCTGGCACAGTTGCAGGGACTCATCGTTGGTCATCGGCACAAAATCAGCCTCTAGCGCTTCAAGCCAGAAAGGTACACCAGCCACTGGATCAAGTCCCTGCGCTGAGCCACTCACCATCTGAGCGAAAATTTCCCCGTCCCTGAGCCAACTCCTGAGCATCAACCGCTCAAGCATCGGGCGGGTAAACTGCCCCGTGACCTCAGGGCTGACCGACCATTCAGCCCACTTAGTTCTGATTTGTTCAGCCAGTTTCTTCGCTATATTTCCGTTTTTTAGTACCGGGTGGGGCTCAACAATAATCCCTTTAGCACCAACGACCCTTTCCTCAAGCTTATCGAATACACCAATAACCAGATCGTGGTTATTGTCCAGCCATCGAGCTTGCTCACGGAGGGAAACGGCTCCCATCTGACTCAGCTGGTTAGCGGAGCGATTTTCCCTGCGAGCCTTATGCGTGCGGGTGGGTTTAACAGCTTCGTAAGCCTGAATCATCGCTCTCGAACGTAACCTCGCAGCTTTCCAACCAGGGGAAAAGACACCAATCGCATCATCTAACAGGCTCATGGAAACCTCGCGAGCTTATAACCGGGTCGCCCGTTACGCTGAGCCAGCAGGGAAGCAAGACGACGCTCCCATTCCTGACGCCCCTTGCGGATTTCAGACAGGTTCTCCAGCGTCATCTGCTGCCCGTTGAATGTTATAGACTTTCCATCCAGCACAGCTATTTCCGCATCGGTATAACGCTGGATAATGGATTCAATATCGGTTTGTTTCACACCCAGCCTCCTGATGATGTAGTCCACGGGTTGTTTTCGACATCCGTCTTATTTGCCTTCCTTTTTTTTCTGCTATGGGTCGTTTTTGCTGATAACGTGGGTGACGCTTCGCCAGTTTCCGGCGTGCTTTCTTCAATCCACGTTGCCCGCCTCGCCCATTCAGGCGCATCCGGCCATTTGATCTTTTCGTATCCGTGCAATATGGCCAGCGCATCGGCATAAACGAGTAGATCGAAAGCTTCATTCGGACCTCGGCCCGGTTTGCTCCATTTTCCATCGGGTGAACGTTCCTCATAGGTCAGCTCATCGTAAAACCAGCTGCCGAGCCATTTAGGGAAATGCACATAGTTCGGGCCGGGTGATTCTCGCCACAGGGCGTTATTCACCTGATCTTTCAGCGCATCAGTCTGAAGAAGGTAAAGCGGCACATCGCCAGCGGCTTTTGCCCGGCGAGTTGATCTGTCAGTGTTATCAGGAAATGTTCGGGTAATTAGTTTTGAGCGTCGGACACTGTCGCCCTTGAAGAGGAAAATCTTTTTACCAAGCCCATCCCGGCGGCACTTACGCCAGAACTTGTAGGCGTTATCGGTGACACCATCCTCACCGCCGGAATCGACAGCCATCGCCATGATCCGCATGCGTTTTGAAGGGTTACTCGCTAAGGGCCATGACTTTTCGAACACGTCAGACAAAAGTAAATCCCAGTCTTCCGGGTAACTTGCCGGATCGATGGAGTAGCATTCACCGTGCTCGTTTGCCCGCAGAGACTGGCGGATGTTGTAGCGATCGACCAGCCATCTCTCACCCTGCTCACCGTAGCCAGTCACCTGAACCACGAAACGACGGGATTTACCGCCCTGCACATCAACGGTTGCAGTCATAAAGAGCACACCATCTGGTACAGATCGCTTCGGCACGTCTTCAGCGCGTCGTTCGAGCAGCTCACTCTTACGTTGTTCGAGACTGGCTCGGGGTAGATAAGGCCGACCAAAGTCGGTATTAACTACCGTTTTCAGCGTCTCTTCACTCTGGGTGGACTCATATTCCTGCTCAGCAGTCAGGAATTTGTATATCATCTGCGACCATGTCTGATATGCAGCCGCAGGCCCCTCCATCCAGAATGAAGCGATGCGTGATCGCCGCGGCTCCCCAAATCTGTTGCCATCACGGTCTATTTTTTCTCCATCGCGTAACCAGACATGGCGGATATTCAGTTCACGTTTCATATCTGCGGTGATCCTGCCTTTGCAGGCCGGGCACTGGAGATATGCAGACTCACTTGCCACAACGGGATCAAGGGAATCCCGGTAGCCCGTCATATTTGCAACCTCCGGCTGAAAATATTCTCCGCAATGCGGGCAAGGCCAGTAAAGGCGGCGGCGGTCACCACGATTAAACAACGATAATATGCCGGTAGTCGGCGGTGCCTCATGTGCAGTGTTTGGTCGCCATTTCGTGTCACGAATATCTCGGCCAGGTGAACTCTCAACCAGAGTCATGCCGCTGGACATAAACGTAGTGGTACGTTTCGAACCCAGGGAAAATGCATCACCTTCCCCGTCGATATCTTCAGGAAAGCGGTCATAGTCAGTTAACGCCACGCTTTTATAGTCTGACGACGACATAATGTTGACTGACGGCCAGCCCAGTTTGAGATAGTTACCGGCCCGGAATGTGCGGTCGTGAACGTTATTGTCGTTACGACGGGGACTGAGTCGCGATTTTACTTCCGGACTACACCGGAATGTGCGATCGAGGCGTTTCTTGGAATGTTCACGCGCTTTCTCTTCGGAGACCTGAATAACCAGCATGTCGGCGGGATCACAAACGATGTTGTAGACAATCCAGCCATCAATCAGGCCAATCGTTTTTCCGGTTCGGGCCGGTCCGACAAACACCACCGCATCATATTCACGGGATGCCAGACAATTCATCGGCTCAATAATATAAGGGGCCAGATTGGGGTCCCATGGTACGGAGTTACCCGCCCCCATCGGCACACGCATATATGAGCTGACCGCATCGGCCACCTGCATACGACGTGGGGCACGAAGAATACCGGAGACATCGCGGCGTATCCCCCTGGCAGATGCCCGTTTTGTCATCAGTCCTCCTCTGGCTCATCCTCCTCTGGTTCAGCGTCCATTACTTTTTGGGCAACCTGATCGCGCAGGTCATCAATCACGCTTTGCACGCGTGATACCGCAACCGGCGTAAGTGCACAGTCGCGCTCAAGAATGTCCGGAAGTGTTTCAAGTACCATGACGACGGCTTTCGCCATCATTGAAAATTCACGTGCGACGTCTTCGGCGGGAATAAGTTGCTTGGTATCTACTTCAAATTTCAACCGCTCGTTTTCTGCTTTCCAGTGAGCGAGGCGATCAGGGGGTGCCATCTCTTCAAGATTCGATGAGGAAACCGTCGGGATCATTAATTCTGTCAGAATATCGGTGACAAGATACAACTTAAGTTTGCTGTTGCTTCCCTGGGCGGGACTGACATTTTTTAGCCTGGTAGCGACGGTCTGGCGGTGTACGCCAGTAATCCCGGCAAGCTGGTTGATATTGAGTTTTAAAGCAGCGATTTCCTGGTCCATGATGGTGAACACTTTTTATACGATTCGACATCATTGAAAATCCGACATCTGGAAAATCAATAACCTGTGCACATGATGATGATGACTATGAAAAATGAAAACTAGCCGTTTTCCGCGAGTCCGCCGCCCCGTGGCAGATAACCCTACCGGGAGGACCCATAAATGATAATGATTAGTATTCAAGTATTGTGTTGTGCACAACAAAAAACCGCCCAAAGGCGGTTCTTAAGCGGACGGTGTTGAAGCCTACTATGCTGTCAATTGCTGACCATAGTTGCCAGTGCCTAACCAACATTCTTTAGCACACCAACCTGATAAAGCATCCATGAGATCGTTAGCTTTTTCCTCAACTTCTTCACTTAACAGGCCTTTATCAACAAAATCAAAAAGATATTGATATATCTCATCCCCGGTTACTTCACCGCTATTTATTTGATTTGCTATAAAATTTCTGAGTTTCAGCATTGAGCTGTCTTTCAACAGTGCTTTGAGTTCCAGTTCCACTTTCACTTTCTTCATGGAGAACCTCCCAAAAACCCTGGGTGGCTGATAGGTACGACATATACTGATCGATATGCATTTCAATGCGTGGTGCAATGATTCCATGGGTTGCAAGCTCGCCCATGATTACCTCATCCTCTATATAAACTAAATGAAGATGTTCTGCAAATATATCTTCATCTATACAGAAGAAAAACTGACCACTTTTCAAAATTTGATGATGCCGTGGAAGGTTCTCTTTCGGAGGAGGTGAAACAGAAAGTCCCTGCTTTAAGTTTTCAATGATACCATCGGCGTTAGTGATTATATCATAAATGTTGCCATCTTCAGCACTAACCGCGCAGTAGCGCACCCCCAAAACCTTACTGATTTGCTTTCCGAGAACAGGGCGAGGAAAGCCTTCGAGAACCTCTCCCTTCATTGTTCTGATAAGTTTTCTGCCCATCTCATGCCCATACAAAAATGTAAACCTATCGAGTCTATCAGATTAACAAGAAAACATAAAATACTTATAAAAATCATCTTTTTGTAGTTTTTATCAACGTAAACATAAACATAAACATAAACATAAACATAAACATAAACATAAACATCTATGTCATGCGATTTATCCATTGACTAATCAATTAGATGGTGCCTTGTAACGACTAGCGGGGCGGGTGAAGTGCTCGCCCAGCTCCCGATCAACATCGTCAGCAGGCATATGGCTAACAGTCTGCTGTACATCGCTGGCCCCTTTCGTGACTTCCGCTTTACGCTCTGCCACAGTAAAACTGGCTGCGGCGGTCCTTTGGGCGGTCGCCCGTAGGGATTTAATCCCCCCCGGCCTATTTGACATTCATTCTCACTTGCAACATTTAATTTCATTCAAAATCATTTCAAATGCAACTAATCGAGATGAAAGTCATCATTCAGGGTACGCCGACGCCCGGCGGTCGCATTGCGCGGGCAGGCGCTGGAGTTGTGCCCTGACTGACCGCAGTAGCCACAGCGCAGGTTTGCACGTCGCGATGAACCACCCCATGTCTTAGGGCAATTTGCGACAGCGTGCATCTTTGAGCCGCAATAGGTGCAGCGTGTGTAACTCATCGCGTTCTCTCCGTGGCGGTCTTGTGACGGTGGCAGGGCCAGCACAGGCTTTCAAGGTTCGAATCGTCATCGGTCCCCCCATGTGCCTTGGCCTTGATGTGGTCAACCGTCTTTGCTGCGACAGCTCGCCCGCTGCGAAGGCAGTTCTGGCATAAATGGTTATCGCGTTTCAGGATGCGCGCACGCCTGATATCCCACTGGCTACCGTAGCCACGCTCGTGGCGACTCTTTCCCTGTTGATGCTGTTGCCAGCCTTCATTGCGGTGCTTCTCGCAGAAGCCTGAGCGGTCTGTGGTAGTTCCAGGGCATCCACGCTTACGGCACGCACGAGGTATTAAAGTTGGCATGCTTAATCTCACTAATTTGGTGTGTTTCACTTTCTATCCATGATGTTCACGACATAATGATCAGGCCACAATATTGTGGTCATACCTATGGGGGTTTCCATGCCATTAAAACCAGGACAAAACAGTGGTAAGGATGGTGGTGTTTATCGTGAACAAGGTCCGAGAGGAGGAAAGACAGATAACTTTACTACCATTCCTGACAACAGGACTGCACCACCTACCTCCAAACCAGGAGGATCTTGGGTCCCCGTAAAAAGAACCCCAGATAGTAAAAGATAAGTATCAAAGCCGGTATATACCGGCTTTTTGCTGCTGCGGACTCAAAGTGATTTTTTTTTGGAGCAATTCGCGGATACCGATCTATTGTGCGCCAGAATGTCGCGCTTCGTCTGCTTATCCAGCACATCGATATCGTGGTCAGTCAGGTAGATGATCCGCACCCAATTGCAGGCCGTATCAACGACTACCGGGGCGGGTAAACTTTTCGCGCAGCTCCCGATCAACATCGTAATCAGGCATATGGCTAAGGGTTTGATGTACATCGCTTGCCTCTTTCGTGACTTCTGCCTTACGTTCTGCTGCGGCGACGGCAGCGGCGGCATTCTCTTCGGTACGCTGCTGATCGGCTTTGGCTTCTGCCTTACTGGTCCCGCGAGCGTGGCCAATACCGAACGCGCCAGCGATAACCGCCAGCAAAGCAGTTGCCAGACCAATAATCATTTCAATGCCCATAGTGACCTCATACCAGTACAGATTTAGCCAGGTTAAACAGCGCTCGGCGTTTATCCAGACCGTTTCGACCACCGTTAATAAGCAGCGTTACACGCTCCACGTCTCCGGAATGAAGCTGGCAACCGTGGGAAACATAAAACCATGCGGCTGAACGCGCTGCGTAATCATCTCGCTCCAGCAGCTCAGGCTGGGTGACAAGTTCAAGCTTCAGCGCCAGTCCGCAGCTGCGATAGTTGCTCAGGCCCGTAACTTGTTTCAGACCGCGACCGCGATATTTCCAGCCATCACCGGCAACCTGATTACCGAGATTCTTTTTTCCCCACTCGCCCCCATACACCAGATTCGCGATTGCTCGCTGATTAGCTGGCTGCGTTGCCGTTCTGCCGAGTGCGGCGGCCTGCTGGGCGGTGATACGGTGTTTACCGAACGTAGGCACAAGGCTATCTGCTGCATAGTTCAGATTTTCCACCAGCCGGGTAAAGCCTCCGGACTCATGTCCCATCTGGGCAATGAACATTGCCTGGTCGATAGCGGAAGTGATCCCAAACTCTTTCATCGCGGCTGTAATATGCGGAAACCAGCGCGCAGCTAATCCGGCGCTGATACCAGTCGCCTTCTGGAATTGTGTTTGATTCATTAGTGCCTCAGTGCATCAACCAGTCGCGCTACATTGCCTCTTACGCTCAGCAGCACAACGAGGATCATGATATTGGCCGCGATGGTGGGCCACGATGAATAGGGATAGATGCCGCACAGATACGCCAGCGGCACAGAGCTGTATATCACTGTTATCAGCCATGCCAGCCGCGACACCCACTTACGATGCCGTGAGTCCCTGCGGCGATAGAACATCAACGTGACCACGACACCAGCACATAACAGCGCATTGATGGTTGCAGTAGGATCATTTAGTACCACCGGAACCTCCCCGGCGCGTTATTAGCGCCACCAGCGAGCCAATATCCTGATTGTTCAGGAAGGTGAGTATTTTCACGGCCAATGCCGAAATGATTACGGCACCAATAGCATCCAGAGGCTTATCGTTATACCCGGTCAGGTCGGATAGCTTAGAACCGACCAGCCCGGAGCACAGAACTCCAGCGATATAGGACACAACGAAATAGGCCATCCGTCGTGGGGCGCTCAAATCTGCCGCTGTCGCTATATAAAAGACAGAACCGGCAAATGCCCCGAACACAACACCATAGTCAGTACCGGTTAACAGCCCGTAAACACTCACCCCAGTTAAAGCGCCACCAGCTAAGCCTGTGCTGGTTATTGGTTCGGACATCGGCCCCCCCCTCAATTGCTGTGAATCCTCTCAGAACGAGGGGAAAGAATTCAGGCTGCAGGCTCATGCGTTTCACGGTTAATCTGCAATTTTTAGCCTGGGCCTGAAATGAAAAAACCCCGCCAATCGGCGAGGTTTTGTAATATTTAAGTTCGTGACTAAGTAACTACTCTTAACACAATAACAAACCATTTGCGGACCGCGTGAGTCTTTTGTACAATTTTTCCTCTGCTTTCTTGAAGGTGAGAATTTATGTATCTTGTCAAAAGTTGCTTCAAAAAAGATCACGTTAAAAAAAGACGCACGCTCAAGATTGGAAGTTTGATCGAGTACAGGGATACCGAGCTTGAGCAGATTGCAGACAAAGAAGAGGGTACGATAAGAATTAATTATAATTTAAAGAACTTTCATATCCCTACAAAATTATTCAATTTCATTAATTATTATCACCATAGCGATAACAGTGCACATATCAATTATCTAGTAATGGAAGGACCCAGTGCAATAATCCCTGGAGCTATTGTATTAAATGATTTCTCTGGCACATACTCACTAAAAAACTTTAACAGATTTATTTTTTGCATATCTCTTCTGGATAACCAAGAGGACGCAAAAGGCATTTTCCCAGATTACGATGATTATTGGCACATAAATGCAAATCATACTAAACACCTTGCTGAAATCATTGCTCATGAACTACTTTCAACCATAAAAATAAAAATAGCCAGTCAAATTAAAATATTTGAAGAAAACCCTAACGCCGCAGACCTCTCTGTAAGATGGTATGTTAAAAATATCACTTATGCAGACAGGGTAATTAATATTGGTAACTATGAGATGTATACCAACGCTCAGTATGTGGTTGATTCTCTACAACATACTTATATGATCAAACCTAAGACATTCGCAAAAGAGAAAGAGATTAGATTTGCATTTGACATTTATGAAGGCAACAAATTATTGCATCCATTAGATAAATCGATAATTATTGATGCAAGTCCTATTTTGTTTATGGTCAAATAACTCAAATAACGCCACCATATGATGGCGTTATATTAATTTAATTATCTGTATCAAGAGCAATATCTAGAATTGAAAGACATCCTTCTATAAACCCCTCTGCCATTTGTATCTCAATGCGAATTATCTTTTCGTCTTTTTTTTGTACCTTAGCTATCTTGCGTTTAGAAATACCATACAGATAATGGGCAACAAGCAAGCTGTGCTCATACGGCTTTTTATCGCGCAGTCTTGCCAAACATCCTTCAATAATCAGAGCATCATCGTCGGTGCAACATGGCCGTGTTTTACCAGTATGAGGAAGTAGCCCTTTAAACCCTGCCGCTATGTGAGAATAATCCACGCCACTGCTATCCATTGCAGCCCAACTTCCCCATCGTTCCAGTACCAAAGAAATATCACGCATTAACTCATCTCCACTGAATTAAGCCAGCACGCCAACCGCCAGCGAATGATCCAGAAATCGAAACAGCAGCTCCAGCTGTGAGCCGTGCTTCTCCTCAAATGCCACGGTGTCAGCGTGCAACTCGTCGTGATGCGCTCTGCAAAGCGGCAACACAAACAAATCGTGCGCTTTCGTTCCCATCCCACCTTGCCCGTGGCCTATCAGGTGATGGGGATCATCTGCTTGTTTGTTACAGCAGACACACGACTGAGACTTAACCCAGCGCGTCCAGCTCTCGTTTACCCAGCGGCGGCGCTTTGGTCGCAGCATGAATGATTCCGGCGTTTCAGGATCTACGCGAAGACCGAGAATCTTTTTCTGCACCACTTCGCTCGCCGCTGGCTCCGGCACAATATCGCTCTCCTTCATCACTGGTTGATGCTTTATTTCCGGCAATCGCAGGGCTTTCCGGGCCAGCGATTCAGGAATGACGTGCGCCAGATTGTTTATCACCAGCCACCAGCACAACTCCGGGATCGTCAGTTGATGGTCTTCGTTGAACCCCAGCTGTGAGCGGATGACTGTTATCAGCCAGGATACCAGGTTCTCACGCGCGATGCCTGCCAGCGTCTCTGTGTACTGATCACGTACCAGGTTATCGCAGGCCCAGCAAAGGCGGATGCTGCCAGGCTCATGCCGGAACAGCGTAAAATTTTCGCTGTGCCACGAACCGTGCGGGTACTGGCATTCAAACCGCCGCTCCAGCTCGGCCTCCAGCGAGCTGATACCACCCGCGCGCAGAATGACGTCTTTGTTTTCGAAGACTGGCTTCAAAACCGGGTCTTCTGCCAGTGGCTGCGTGGCGGGAGGGATGGCGCCGGTTGCGTAGTCGCTGTATTTTTCCGGTGCAGGCTCAATCAGTAACCGCCCTCTCCTGAACATCGGCATGAGATCAGCACCTGGGCGAAGAAGAACAACGCCCATGCGTGGGGCAATCTCAGGGGTTAGTAGTGCTCTCATATCATCTCCACGTCAGGCAGCTGCACGAAAACGACGGATGGTGATTTCTACTTTCCCTTTCTTCACGATGTTCCCCCACTCCACCAGCATGCGCTTAACCTGACTGTCGTCTTCCCATACGCCTGTTAGAGTCAGGGCATCGAACAGCGCTTTGTTGTAGTTATCGATATCCCGACGGCGCTGATCCGGCGGATACAACACTATGTGAACCTCAGCCAGATCAGAGGATGGCCGGGGAACGGCCCGCAGCTGCTCAATAATCGCCGCTCTCGCTGCCTGCTGGAACTTTCGCCCAGTCTCGCTTACCAGATGCCTGCCTTTAAGCGGTCCCTTGCTCGGGGCGCGCCAGTAACTATTTACGCTCGGTGGAAATGGTAAAGTCAGTTTCATTTAGCCCCCTTAAAGGATCGCTACAACGTCTTTTGCGACTTCCCGCGTACTGCTTTTGCAGGAGATCGAACGGCGCGCGTTGATGAATTGCAGGTTAAAACCATGCTCCCGGTACAGGTCGAGAACCTTCGGTGCAGATGAGTTTGAAATTACTACCCGAGCCCCACGGTGAAAGGCAGATACACATTGCTTCGCCAGGTCTACCTGGTTCTCCCAGTTAAAACCACCAGCGGCGTAGGCGGTGAATCCGGTTGTTCCCGGCCAGGCTGATAGTTCGGCGATAGTCAGCAGTCATGAAGACGCAGTTATGCGCCATAGCCGCGAAGGCTTTCATCTCATCCATCGGGTAATACGGGGCCTTGTAGCCTCCCCAACCCACATTAAACTTGTTCGCCTGGTTGTAGCGCATCAGGCCATTGAAGCAATGCCGGTTGAGATACAGGAATGCAGCTGCGCGTTCAGTAGCATCCAGCGTCTGAGCATTGAACTCGGAACGGATCAGTTCATAGCCATCTGGTGACCGCATGTGCTCAAACATCCAGCGGGCCTTTAATTCCACTTCATCCGGTACCACCGCTAACATCTGATACAGATTAATCAGGTCCGGGTTAACGTCCGCCAGTAGGTAATCTGCGTGCTTATCGCTGTTCAGGAACACCGCCCCACCACCAACGAATGGCTCTATCAGGCGTTTCCCTGCCGGGATATGCACGAACAGGTCAGCCAGCTGGGTATATTTTCCACCAGCCCATTTCAGAAATGGCTTGCTCATGAACGGAACCCCGAGTTTTCTGGCAATGAGTAATCAACCCCTTCGAAGCTGGCTCGCGAAATCGACGCCTCCTGGCGGGAGCTATTGAGTGGAACTGAAAGTTTTAACGACAGCTCATCCCATTTTTCCCGAAGTTTCGACGGGCTAAGCACGTTTTTGCACCAGAACGAATCTTTGTTGGCACGCTTGAAAAGTGAGCAAATTTGTTTATGGGTTCGCCCGTCCTGCATCACCATCAGGCGTACCTCATTCGCCCATGCGGTCCAGTTTGGTTCTTTAGGCCGAACTACCTCACCATCACTTTCAGCGGCCAGTTCGTACATGCTGATAATTTTTCCCCAAATGAACTCAGCGCAGGTTAAATCGTCCTGGCTGCCCCACTGCCGCTTTGCAGCGCTGTACACCACCGCGTCAGGATGTCGTGACAGAAATTCATCATCAGAGCCCTGTTCGTCCGGTTGCGAAGCGTCCGGACAAGAAGGATTTATATCTGATGGATCAGTAGTTGATTTTACTGACGGATCCCCCCCAGATTCTGACGGGTCAAAACTGGTTTTTTTGGTGGATTCCGACGCCTCAAATTTTGAGGGGACAATTTTTGACGCATCAGATTTTGACGGTTCAGATTTTGATGTGTCAGATTTTGGCGTGTCAGAAACTGACAGGTGAGAAAATGCCGCTTTCTGTAGTTTGGAAACGTTGAGCTGGTAGACGTTCGATGCATTACGGTTGCCGTTGCGGCGTTGCGTACGGGTGAGCCATCCCTCTTTCTCAAGCGCAGTAATCGCCGTTCTGACAGTACTTTCACCAGCGCCAATCTGACGGGATATGGTCGCGATAGAAGGCCAGCAAACACCCTCATCGTTGCTGAAGTCAGCCAGGCGCGCCATGATTGCCACGCTGGATAGTTTCATCCCCGAAGATGCGCAAGCGTCCCAGACGTATCCTGTTAATTTAGTGCTCATGATCGTCCTTTATTTCTCTGAATTTACGTCTGAACTGCTCAAGGGGGCTAAAGCATTCATGCTCGTACCCTTCACGCAGGTATATAACGCGCTGTGTCTGGGGCTCCCAGCGTATGACCCTGACCGGGACACCGTAGTGATCTCTGAACCATCGGTTGAGCTCTCGCATACGCTTTCCGCCTGACTTCTAAAGTCATCTACCGCCCATTGAGCAAACTGGTAGCAGAC